AGGTTTTGTTTGGCATGAAGTTACTGCTGATGGTAAAATAAGAGATTGGCTAAGTGGAGATATTGAGAAATTATTTGGGCCTAAGTTTGCTAATGATGAAGCCAAAGCATTTTATGATTCTCTAATACAACCGGCTCAAGCAAGTATTACATTTGGTACTGATACCTATAAAATAAATCAGTTCAAAAAAGAAATTAAAAAGAATAGAAAAGAAAACAACACTATTGATGCCATTAAAGATATAGTAAATACTATTGCTGGGAGAACCGTATTTGGGCCAAGTAGTCCTAGCCCAACACAAAGTAGTCCTAGCCCAACACAAGGTAGTAATAGGACTGTTTCTGATTCAGCCGCTAGAAGTGTAACAAGGCCTGATTCAGTGGCTCCTAAGTACGGAAGAAGTCTATGAGGTGATTATATGACTTGGCAAGATATACTAAAAGCAACTAGAAGAGAATTGAAGAAGATTAAAAAATATGTTGAAAATAAAATACCTGTTCAAATAGTAGGGGGTAGTCAGGGAAGGCATATGAAATTAACAGTCTTAAATCCTAGAACAGACAGTACCCGATTAGTGGTTGTTTCTAGCACTCCTTCCTCAAGTGGTAGGTATGATTTAGTAGTCAGGGACATTAGAAGGGCTTTTAGAAAAATAGGCGAAGATTTGTAATGTGGTTTAGTATTCTTAAAAAACCGATACTATCGGAAAAAGAAATACCTAAAGGGTCCGATACTAGATATTCTTTAGCCGGTAATATGGCCAGCCAAATGAAAAATTCCGCAGGAATTGTTTGGGAATCAGAAGATGAAGAAGCAAGAGGTTATGCCTTTGAGTATGGAGATGAATGGTTAATTACTGTTTTTGAAGTGCTAGATAGAGGAAAGGGTAAAGGCCAACCCTACTTACAGGAGTTTGTTAAGGACATGAAGGCTAGTAAAAATTATCCTGTTTGGGCCGTAACTGTGATAGATGAAAGCAAACCATTTTGGAAAAAAATGGTGGATAGTAATATTATTTATGGTTATACTCAACATCATTTCCCTGAAGACGACGAGTTGAATTACACATGAGTTACGCAAAATTTAAACATAAGGTTAGAAATAAACTTCCTGATTCTATTAGATACAGAACAGTTTGTAGGAAGTGCGCTAAGACAGGAAGGATAGCAGAGCGTTGTTTTACTTGTAAGATAGACCAAGCGGCAAATTGGGCTAAACCTTATTAGTAACCTTGATAACCCAAGACGATTTAAGAAAACCACAGGAGGTAGTTCATATGGCTAAACGCAAATTTTCAGTTACTAATTTATTTAGGAGACAAACTCCTAAACCTGCTGATAGAAAAATATTCAACATAGGTATTCAGGAGAGGCAGAATCAAAATATGATGACTGCGCCTCTAATTTATCATCTTATTAATCAATCAGTTATTGGGCGTACTTGTATTACTCAATTGAAACAAGAGATTTTTAGACGAGGTTATGTTTGGGAAAAAGCATTTGAAGCAATATGTGAAGAGTGTGGAAAAGAACATAAAAGACCTGTTAATGAATGTTCTCGATGTAAAAGCACTTCATTGAAAAAGCCAGATGTTAGTCAGTTAGAATACGCTGAAAAGTTTATTGAAGGGTATGTAAATAAATCTGAACAGTTGTTTATTGATGTACTTAGAGAGTTAGAAGACGACCTAAATATCATGGATGATGCGTATATTGTTCTGGTTAAAGAATACTTTATTGATGGTAATGGTAAAATAAGAATGCACAGAATTAAAGAAGTGTATCGTGGCGACCCTGTAACTATGTATATTTATACTGATGAGTTAGGAGAAAGAGGCTCCACTGGTTTTACTTGTGTTAATCATAGAAATATGCTTTCAACAGAACCCCATGAATTATGTGAAACATGTGGGTCTAATTTATTCCCTGTTCATTATGTGAATAGAGTCAATGGAGAAGACCAATACTTCTTGAAAGGAGAGGTGCTACATTTTAGTAAGTATAGTCCTTCTCGACTGTATGGTATGTCTCCTGTAATTACTCTTTACAATAATATTATGACACTACTTGCTATGGAAAATTATGTTAATTCTTCTTACACTAAGAGTCGAATGCCTAAAGGATTACTAGCAGTCCAAACCAGAAACATGGATTCTATGACATCTTTTTGGAGAGCAGTCAAAGAGAAAATGGAGCAAGACCCTCATTTTATTCCTGTTATGGGAGTTGAAGGCGAAGGTGGTAAGGGGGCTGTTGAATGGATTAAGTTTATGGATAGTCTAAAAGAGATGGATTATGTTTCTGTTAAGGATGATTTGCGAGACAGAATATCAGCGTTCTATGGTGTGAGCAAAGTGTTCATGGCCGATAACACTACAAGTGGTGGATTGAATAATGAAGGTATGCAGATTCTTGTAACAAATAGAGCCGTTCAAATGGCTCAAAATGTATATAACAATTATGTATTCCCATTCTTAATTAAGCAATTTGGTATTACAGATTGGGATTTAAAATTACCTCCAAGTGAAGAAGAGGATGAAATTGCTGTTCTTCGTAAAAGAGAATTAGAAGTTAGTATTGCGGCGGCAACTAAAAATCTAGGGTTTGAAGTTGAGATGGATGAAGATGGAAACTTTACTTTTAGTAAGCCTGAACCTGAAGAACAACCGGCAGAGGGTCAAGAAGGACAACCAGCAGGGAAAGACCCTTTAGCCGGTTCTAATTTAGACCAAAGAGACTTAGACGAAAATATGCGAGTAATGGCAGAAGGTGGAAGTAAGCCACAAGAAAATCCAGCGACAACTAGAAATAAGCCGAGTGTTGAGACAGGGCCAGATAAAAGGTTAACTGGACTACCACGGGATGCCGGAAATCAAAATGTTGATTCAAGAACAGAAAGAAGAGTGGGTTAATATGACTTGGAAAACGATACTAAAAGAGGAAATGACTTACGACAACGACTGGTCTAACCGAATGTATAGAAAGTTTCTAAATCAATTACGAAGTGTAAATGGTGGCTATTTGAAAAGAGAATCAAATGGTAAGTTCAGAATAGAAAGGCGTGAAATGGATGCAGATGATATAGCAAACGAATTAAAAAACTTTGCTAAACCTAAGTATCAAGGATATGTAAATGGTTATTCTGAACAAGAAAGAAACAATGAGATTTCAGCAGAAAAGTTAGCATATAACAGTACCTTTTACGGACACTTTTTGAAATTCCTTAGAAAGACAGGAACTAATGTTGATGTAAGAAACTATTGAGGTGATATTATGACAGAAGATTTGAGACAAAAAGAAATAAGATTGAGAAAGGAGTTAGCACAGATTAAAGGAATTAATTCTAATGTCGATTCTAAATTAAGAAAGACAAGAGACTTTAGTGTGGGAGTACCGAAAGATACAACACACAAGGCTACACCTGTTTCTTCTGATGTTCCTGATGTGGTAACGCTACCACCAAAGCACCGAAACAAAAAAGAAAATATTGCATTTTGAGGTGATTAAATGATTTTTGAACTATCTAAAGATAAGTCTTTACTTTATATTCTAAGTAAGGTTGAATTAGATAAAGAGACTAAAGCGTTAGTTAATCAAAAAGCAAGCCCTTCAGAACTTAAAAAATCATTAGAAAAAAATATTAATTCTTCTAATATAGTCCAATATAGAAAGTTTATCGCTATTGCTAAAAAAGAAGATTATGGCGAAAGTCCTAGTGATAGAGGCCGAAGAAGTAGCCCTACACAAGTGGGCCGAGAAAGTGAATCCACAAGAGAAGAAACCTATATAGAGGGAGATAAAGAACAAAAACTTCGATATGCTTCTTCTAAAATTAAAGAAAAAGTTGAAGAAATGAAAAGTCAATCTTCTCAACAAAGAGATTTATTGTTTCTTGAAAAGAGCGTTGATATGTTAAATAAATTAGTTAGCAATATAAGAATAGATACCAGCGTAAGCCCTTCAATGATAAAGGGTACTAGCGCATATAAAGAAATTACTAGAAAGCAATCAGAAACATTGATTGGTACTCTTGTTAAAATGAATAGTGAGATGGGTAAACAGTCCGGCTACTTAACTAATAGATTTGAAAAATTTTCTGTTAATAGAGAGTTTCCCATATATAAGAAAAAAATGTATTCCAGAAAAGATAATAAGTTTAGCGCAGTTAAACCATTACGAGATATTAATGTGCAGATGTTAAACAATACTTACAGTGAATTAGCAAATGCTAAGTTAGATAATCATGACTCTTCTTTAATATCCGCTTTGTCCCGAATACATTCAAGACGCTTTAAGGTTGAACCTAAAGCGTTACAAGACAAGACTAAGATTCGTGGGGCGGCCCAGTCTTTTAGAGAGAAGTTGAAGACTAGAGATAGAACGGGTTTATCACAAACATTTAGAAAGACAAAAGAAATTATTTCTCAAAAAATAAGAGGCATTGAAACCTATTTAGAAGAGATTGATGATGACTATAAGAAGTTGTATTCATATACGCTTAAACTTGTAAATGTTCCTGAAGAAGTTATTGCTTCTGAAGTTGAGGAAGAGTACGCTGAAATAGTTAAGGAATTGATGACAAGCCTAAGAACATTAATTGTTAGAGAAGTCGAAGGTAAAAAGAAAATTAAAGTACCTAAAGGCACAAAGAGAAAGGATATAAAAGATAAAGAAGGTAAGGTCATAGTAACTGAATCAAAGTTTACTGCAAAAGAAATCTATGAAGATTTAATGACAAATGGTCAATATAGTGCAGACCTGCCAAAACATATCAAAGAATTATTTGATGATGTTCAGGAAATGAAAGAAAAGTTACCTGAAATAGTCGAAAAAAGAATCGAAGATAAGTGGGAAAAGTTAGGGGAATTAAATTCTCAACTAAAGGCTATGGAACTAAATAAAGAAGGCCTCAATCCTGTAATAGAAGAAACTAAAGAAAAAATTAAAGCCTTTAAGAAAGTTATGAAAAAGGTCGAATCAGAATTAGACCGTCCAACTAAGGCACTCAATAATGAATTAAGACAAACTGTAAAGTTAATTAATAGTTTATCCGGAATTATAAGAAAGGTACAAAATGAATTAAATGACTTGGACGACATATCTCAAAGCCAATGGAATAATTGGCTTAAATCTAAAAAGGATTTGGCTACGCCTAAAAAATCTAAAGGTAAGAAGACTTCAACAGTAGGTGTTGATGTGTCAGGCTTAAAAAACCTACTTGATTTAATTCCGGAAGAAGGCAAAAAACAATTAGAAGATTTAGGTATGGATGCTAAGGACATTAGAGAAGTAAATATTGCTGTGGGTAATCTAAAAGGAGAGTTTTCTAATATAGATAGAAGTATTCAGGCATTGTATAATTTAATTCCTGAATCCGAAGGAGAAGCAAAATATTCTCTATGGCAAGAGCCATCTGATGATTTTGATTATGAAAGAGATTCTGCTTCTTGGTTAGGGCCAGAAGATGAGAGAGATAAAGATTATACTACACTACGACCAACACCAAAACAGAGAGAACAGCGAGGTGAAGAAGAATGACATGGGATTTTTATGGAGATGGAGAAGAGTTTATTCTCAAAGAAGAAAAGGAAAGCCCTAAAGACATTTTAGATTCTTTAGATGCTAAAGGTAAAAAGAAACTCAAAAAGACTATTCAAGCCGCTTCACCAACCGAATTTTTTGGTCAAGACTTCACTAAGTTAGGTGAATTAATAGACACCTTGAAAGAATTAGATTTAACTAAGTCCGATAAGAAACTCAACAAGAAGATGAAATCAATGGATGAGCGCAACATTGATATTGTGGCTACGGCTACCAAACTTCGTAAAGAATACGAATTATTGTATCGCCAGTTATCTGATTTAGTATATGGCCGAAAGAAAAAGGATTGATTCTCATGTGGAAAGATATAGTTAAGGTTGATGATAAATCGGAAAGATGGAAACGCTATCGTGCTTCACAAGAAAGAGGCGGTCAGGAAAAAAAGCCAGACCAACCAAAATACAAATGTGCTATGTGTGGAATAAAACTAAGCCGATACGAGAAAAAATATAAAGACAACCCAATAAATTTCTGCCCTACATGTGAAAAAGCAAGAGGTAAGTAAAATGACAGAAGAGAGAACAATTAATGAAGAATTATTAGATATAATAAAGGCTTTAACATCAAAAGTTGAAGCCTTAGAAAAGACAATTTATGCTAAAGATAGCATATTGATGAAGGCAGGTTTTGTCGTATCAAATAGCCCAACTCCCGCTATGGATAATACAATAGGTAATTCAACCGGAATGCCTAAAGACATATCAACTATGGATTGGTCTGATATTCATAAGATGGTGGATAAAGTAGGTGGTCAATAATGCCAGAAAAAGTAACTAAAGAAGAGAGAAAAGTAAGCCTTGCTATTGAAAAGGCTAGAGCCGCTAAAGAAGAATTGGAATTATCCCTAAAGGATAATAACCGTAGCCCTGAAAAATCTGATTTTGAAAAGGTAAAACTAAAAAGACCTAAAGCAGAAACCGCTAAAGATTTAGTTCCTGAAAATCAAAAAGAGGAAGGATTCGGATTAGGCGGACAAATGATTGATTACGATTAGAAGTGATGTAAATGAAATTAGGTTCTATCGAAAAAGATAGACAACCTTCAATTGAAATTATTCGCCTTTTTGAAAAGACGAGGGTTGCTTATCTTTCAGCAAAGCACGACCCAAAAGAATACGGTAGTCGTTGGCGTAGTGCTGTAAAACTAATTCAAGAATCTTATGAAGAGTTAGATGCCGCAGGTAAAGAAATGAAAAACTTTATTGATGAAAGAGAATTAGACGATAAAGAAATAAATAATGTTCAGTCTATTCAAGCAAGTGAATTATTCGATAAAATAAAATTACTTAGATATAATTCTAAATTAGTTGATGACCCATTTGCTAAAAGATTCAAAGGTAATGTCCTTGAAGAGTTACTAAGTAATCCTGAGTCTATGCTCAAATTCGTTCATTATGCTTTAAGGAGCGACAATAATGCTTTAACTCCTGATACATTAGCAATAAAAGACATGGAACCTGACGATTTAACGGAGGGTCTTATGGGTCTTGACCTAGAGTCGGACGACATAGCCCTATACATTGTTGAGCATTATGGGGATGGAAAAGACTCAAAGAAGGCAGAATCCAAAGTGAAGGCCGCTATGGATATGTTGCAGTTAATCTATTTTTCACAACATGAGGAAAAAGAGTGGGACAAACTAAAGGACATTGAGATGAAGAAGGCCGAAAATAAATCGGAAGAAGAAAAGTCTGTTAGTGATTTTATTATACCCAATAAACCAATGTATAGAATATTTAGTGTGGATGATATTAAAGAATTGAAAGGCTTTAGTGGTCAATGGGTCGTACAAGAAAAGTATGATGGTATGAGAATACAATTACATAAATTAGATAACTCTATCAAAGTATATTCATACAATAAGAAAGACATTACTAGTAAGTGTAAAGACATAGTTAAGGAATTAAACAAGAAACATTTCGGTGACTGCATACTTGATGCTGAATTAATTCTTTTTAGTGGGGAAGATGCGCTACATAGAGCAGATACCATTTCTCATGTATTTAAGAACAAATATCCTGATGCTAAACTAAAGTGCCATGTATTTGACATTATGCGACATGATGAGCAGACTCTCTTAGACGAAGAATTAGAAAATAGAATAACTATTATGTTTAATAATTATTCATCTCATTCTTCTGAGTATTTAGTTTTCCCTTCTAAGAAAGACACTAGAATGGCAGATAGTTTGAAAGACATAAAAGAATATGCAGAAACTATTATGGAAATGCCTACTGCTGAAGGGGTAGTAATAAAAGATGCTACTTCAACTTACTATATGGGTACAAGAAAAAACCCTAAGTGGATTAAGTGGAAAAAGTTTGTTGATATAGATGTGATAGTCTTAGATAAGAAAAAGACTAAGAGTAATTTATATTCTTATACTTTAGGAATAGATATTGGGCCAACAGAAGAAGATAGTAAATACATTAAAGAAATTGACGGTAAAAAATACATGAATGTTGGCAAGGCTCTAAACACAAAGATTTCTGCTAATGTAGGAGATATTGTTAGAGTTAAAGTTGATGAAGTTAAAAAACAAGGAGACAGATATACTTTATTTTCAGCAAAGGTAATTGAAATACCTGAAGTGGAAATGCCGGATAAAGTAGTAACTTTAGAGTTTTTATCTCAAGACACTAAAAAATCATTAAAGTATGATATTGAGGCTTTTACTAAAGGGGTAACTATTACAGACCATATACATGGTACTGCAAATATAATTGCTAAGTTTGATACTAATGGTTTTACTATGTATTCTTTTGAAGAAGATAACTTAATGTCTAAAAATGCTTTATTAGATATTGATGTTTGGAAAACACAGGTTGAAGAGATAATGAAAACAAAACAATCTAAATTGGCTTTAATTATATTTAGATACTTAAAAGATAATGGGCCTCAACTTGTAAATGCAGTACATAAGTATTTACTAGAAAAGGCTAGTAATACTTACGAAGATGTTCTTAATTCTAAGAAAGCCAAACTTAAAGATTGGGCTAACCTAAGAGATGGAATTAGTTTTAATAATAACAAACTTATGGCTGACCCTGATAAGATACTTCAAGAAAAGGAAGAAATTAAAAAGATGAAATCCAAATTAATTTCTATTCAAAGACAAAAAGAATTAGGTGAAGAAGTTACTATTGGTGCGGATTCTGAAATGCAAGGGGATTGTTGTTCTCAATTAAAACAAGGTATGATTGCTAATTTCAAACAGATGATGGATTCTATTGATTACAATGGAAAAATAGATTGGATTGAAGCCTTAAAAAGAAACCACTTTAATGTCGAAGATTGGGGTACTTCTAAAGAAGAAGAAATAAAAGAGTATGAAGAAAGGGTTATGGATATGGATTGTGATTGGATAATAGATGCTTACCAAAACAAAAAGAAGTTCCCTCCTTTAGACCCTAATTTTGATATGGATAAAAAATTATACGATGAATATAACCAATGTATGTTAGGTTCAAAGTTTTCTGATAAATTTGCTATGTTAAAAGCATATAAAACTCCTAAAGAAAAAAGAAGTGGCCCATTCAAATTGTATGCTAGAGAAGATGATAATGTTACTCTTTCAATTAAGTTAGGTGATGATACTATCAATTGGACTATTGACTTAGAGAATGAAAAGGAAATGTTTGATTTATTTGGTGCGGCTGGTAAATATCCAGCAGAAGTCTCAACTAACATAGAAAAAGATAAGGTCATAGATAGCGGTACTGTTGAATTAGGTGTTCAACGACATGGTTATCATGAGTATATTTTAGATGGTAATAAGTTTGAAACTAAATTACATGTTAGGCTTTTACCTGTAAAGGGTGAAAAAATGTGGCTTGCATGGACTGGTTATGAACAAAAACCGACTGACAGCAATACAGATGATGGTATATGGAACATTTATGAGGATAAACACTCTAAAGTGAGAATACCGTGAACCTTATATAGTGAAATTAGATAAAGGAGTTTGAGAGGAATGTCCGCTACACTTATGGCAACCCCGAATAGTGACCATTTTACTATACTCAAAAGCGACGAATTAATGATTGGAGGATATGCAAGCATAGAAATCGTCGATAAACAAAATGACCTAATCACACTTAAAGCACTTAACGAGGCAGTAAACAAATATATGGAGAATCCGAAATACAGAAATGTAATGACAAACCATTCAAATGTCCAAGTCGGAGAAGTAGTAAAATCATATAGAGATAAAAGCGGAAAATTATGGAAAACCGAAGTTGATGATGTAGGATTTTTTGTAGTAATTAAGTTAAGAGAAGATATAGAAAAAGCCAAAGAAATAAACAGAGGCATTAGAAAAGGTTCATTGAGGTCATTTAGCATTGGAGGACAGGCTATACATAAAGTAAAGAAAAACCATCCAGACTTAGGCGACTACAATGAAATAAGTAAACTAGAATTACATGAAGTAACAATCTGTGAAAAAGGAATAAATCCAGAAGCGAAATTTGATATTCTAAAACAGGAAAAACAAAAAAAAGAGGCGAAAAATATGAGCAAATTAGAAAAAGCACTAGCAGAATTAGATACTCTAATGGAGGAAGTTAATGTGCTACGAAAAGAAGATGAGAAGGATGATGACGGCTTTGAGGCCGCTTTGCCTGAAATGAACACAGAAAAGGAAGAATACATGGATGAAGAAACTGAAGATGATACTGATGAAGTTGCATCTATGGGCGGCGGATATAAAGATGCTAAGAATGCCGCAATTCTTTCAACTCTTGATGGAGCAGGTGTCGAAATTGGCGAACCAGCAAACCGCATAGTAATTAGCGGTGGTAAGCCTACTGCAACCGATATGCCGGTAGTTAAGGCATTTGGAAACAGTGAAATGGAAACACTTGATTTGTCCGTTGGAAACATTGAGAAGGCTTACGAGGCTTTCCGTCAAGAGCAACTAGAAAAGTTGGCTTACGATAACCTACAAAAGCAGTTTGAAAACCGCTTTGAATCAGAAGTTGGTTCAAGAGAAACATTGATTGCTAAGGCAAACTATGATGCTCAAAACGAAATCGCTTCCCTAAAGGAAGAGTTTACACTACTACGCAAGTCTTTGACTGCTGAAAAGGACACTATCCTAAAGGCACAAAAAGAATCTGCGGTTCAACTCCCAAGTATGGATGAAATGGCTGAAATGGATTGGTCTGACATTCACAAAATGGTAGGAGGTTATTAAGATGAGTTATATTAATACAATTGCAGACTTAGAAGCACAAACATACGGAACAGGCGCACATGGCGGACTTAGCAATCAATTGCTAAAGCAAGTTGGTGCAGTTCAGGGTATTCATACCGGCCATGATGTCGCACTTGGAGTAGGAACAACTGGTTCTTCTTCTGCTGCTAATCTTGGTGCATTATACAACCAAGTTTACGGCCAAAAAGTTTGGTCTATGCTAAACCGTGAATGTAATGCTCTTTCAGTTATTGCTAAGAGGCCTTATACTTCTAGCGGTTGGAGAGTTCTTTCAGAAAGACCTGCTGGTGGCTCTGGTAATTTCCTAACAGTTGATACTGTTGGTTCTAAAGATGCTGCTAACATTGGTTCAACAACTCCAAGAGCAGATTTAATTGGTGGAGTACCTGAAAACGCTGGACTTGGTGTTGAAGGAGATGGATTGGCTTCAATTGCACCAAAGTATGAACAGTTGTTTACAAGCCCAAAGATTATTGCTCATCAATTTGAGTTCTCTGAATTGGCTATGGAAATGGCGGCTATTGACGATGGTATCGGAGATATTAGAGCGCAAATGCGTGAAGATATGGGTAAGCACCATGCAGAAGTACAGAATGCTATGCTAGTTATGCCTCTTGAGAATTACGACAGAGACAGTGCTACTGTTACAGGAACCGTTACTATTGATACAATCGAGAGAAACTATACTTCTCTAAACAAGATTATTTCCAGTAAGACTGAATTAGAGGCTATGGCAACTGCTAACCTAATAAACAGTGCCACTACTGCTGAAGCAACAAATCTATTTAATCTAAACCGTAATGCTGATTCATTCCTTGATTCACAAGTAACATTTGGGGATTCGTATGCAAGTGCAGATGCTCGCCAATTGACACTAACTGTTCTAAACCAAATGATTAGACTACTTCGTGTTGCTGGTGGTTCACCAAAGGTTATTCTAACCGGATATGATACACTACAAACTATTTCTGACCTACTACAAGCACAGGAACGCTTTATGGATAGAAAGGAAATTGTACCTACTGTTAACGGGGTTCGTGGAGTAAAGGGTCAAGAAGTTGGATTTAGAGTTTCAACCTATTATGACATACCTATGATTCCAGTTGCGGCTATGGCTTCAACCGGAGTAAACACATCTTGTATTAGCGATATGCTATTCCTTGATACTGACCATTTGTGGCTATCTGTTATGAAGCCTACACAATACTTTGAAGATGGTATTTCCAACGGAAACCCATTCGGTGTCGGTACTCTTGGTAACAAGGCTCTTTACCGCACTATCGGTGAAGTCGGCTGTTCTTACTTCAAGGGTCAAGGAAAGATTACAAACTTACTCTGAGGTGATTTAGTTGACAGAAGAAGTATTTACGGTTACTCTATTAGCCGACCATAAGGGATTCACCAAGCCAAGAGCAAATGGTGATGAATATATGGTTGATGCGCTAATTGATGTTTCCACCTACGATGCAAGCGGAGTAGTAATGTCAGCAACTAAATTCGGACTGAGTACAATTAATTCTATTTCCCATACGGGAACAAGTAATGTATTGTTTTACCCAACCTTTGTAATTTCAGGAGCAGACGGTAGTTATACAAGTGCAGATTCAGTAACAATGTTATTGGTTCAAGCACTACAAGCGACCCCTGCTGAAGTAGCAGACGGCGGTACTCATAGTGGAATGCAAATCCGAGTTAGAGTTTCTGGAAATCTCTGAGGGATTTAGTTGGTTAAAGTAAAACTGAGTAGTGTATCTCCGTTTTCTTTGGATGTAGCGGGTTTGGGGCTAAGTAAAGCCAGTCCCGAACCTGTTGCATTTTCCTCAGTATTTGGGGCTTTGGTTCGATATAGTGACAAAAACTTAGATTTTATATTTGAGGAATCTGATAGAGAAGAATTGATGCAATTGAATCCAGAAAAGTTCGACTTGCTATCTAGAGAATTAGGTACTACTATAACTACCCATGAGCAATTATGTTCTCTATTGTTACCTGAAAAGTCTAAGAAACCAAAGATTAGAAAACCCTTTACCAAAGCGGTAGCGGACGAGAAGGCTCCCCTTTCTGAATAATCACAAGTATTAAGTGGGAGTTATACCCCACTTTAGATTGAAGGCGATTTTTATGGCGGCATGCAGAAGTAGTGGAATAGAAACAGCAAGTGCAGTTATTTCCGGTGAACGATGCAAATTAGTATCTATTCATGCGGTATATACTGGAACAACGGGAACAACTACTGTTTCTGTTTGGGATAATGCTTCGGCTGGTAGTGGTAAAGAATTAGCAAGAATAATTTTGGTAGGAAGTGACCCTACTGCGCCAACCCATCCTGCGGCGGCATTAGCATATAGAAACATTGAGTTTGATATGCACGGTGTAATTGCCACCAATGGTCTTTATTTGACTATTAGCACAGGTTCAGGTACAGGTGCGGCGGTCTCCGTTGAGTTTGCTTGAGGTGTTTAAGTATGGCAGTATTGAATAAAGATACTCGTTTGATTATGACAATCCTATTCGTGGGTGCGCTTAGTGGTGCAAATGTATTCTTTTATGCTCATTACGGAGTGACTTTTCCTCATGGGGTGCTGGCTCATTCTGTTTTATTTGGGCTAATGACAGTCGGTTCAATAATGATTATGAAAGCCCTATTTGATTTGGCTTTGAATGACAGAATTGAGATGTGGCTTCTTGATAGAAAGATTGCGTCTTATTGGGAAAGAAAAGCAAGAGATGAACAACAATTGAGAAAGATGCAAGAGAGTGCTAAACAATACTCGACTTCATTTACTCCGATAAATCAACAATATTCTGCGGTTGAACCTGATGATAATTCCGTAGGAAGCGAATTTTTAGCCACTCTTCAATGAGGTGGTTAAATGGTTCTTAGTGATTTAATGGGCTTTAACGATTCCGACTACGCTTACAATCAACAAAGAGCGCATTCTGCGGATATGTTTTTTGTTAAAATGAGAATGTGGTTTTGGGGCAGTTGTATTACTCTATCTTCTTTCTTTATTGGTAATATCTTAGGTGTTTTTGACATCAATATATTAGGTTGGATATTAGATACCTTTTGGCATTCATGGGAGGTATAGTATGTCAGTAATGACAGGATTTGCTATATTAATAGGAGAAGCCATGATTGGTTTTTGGAAAAAAGTACATGCAATTAATTTTGGTGTGTATGGTTCAACGATGGTTGGTAAGACTACATTAAGTAACCAATTAAAAACTAGAGGCGAAGTAGCCCAAGTAAACGATAGGACAGTTGGATTACATAGAGCCTCAAGAAAAAATATAAAGATTGATGGAGATTCACATACAATAAAAAGTTCCGATGTCGGAGGGGAGGCTATTTATTGGAAAGACTGGGTAAGGGACATGCAGAAAAGAAGAGTGAAGTATGTTATATTTATGATAGACCACAGACACTTAGATAATACTTCTAATTTAGACCATCAAGTAGCATGGAAGTTTTTAGTTGATACGATAGTATCAAATATATGGCCGACGGGTAGGAAAAAGAGAGAGAGCGACTATCCTATGGCAGTAGGTATTTGGGCTAATAAATATGATATATGGGGAGAAAAATACCCATTATTAGAAGGCCAAACAATAGATAAGCATGAGATATTTGAGCCTTTTAAGTATGGTATGAGACAATTAAACGAGAAAGGAATACCTTGTTTCAAATACATAGTCTCTGCTAAATCTGAACCTGAAATGGTGTATAAAGGAATCACTTCAATGATAAAGGACTACTGATTAAAATGTATAACCAACAAATGATAACGGGACAAGCACAGGGATTTAATCCTTATTTACCACCTATGAGACAAGCAAGAGCAAGTGGCGTAGTAACAGAATACAAGTTTATTGCTATTAAACCGAAGAAACAATTAAAGGAATTAGTTTATGTATTAAGCCCTGAACCTAAGAAGTTTTTAGGAGTTAAATATGGAAAAAAGTTTAACCTTAAAGATAGATGCGTAGTGTGTGGTTTTCATCATATTTGGGAACAAGGAGATACCCTTAGACCCCCTATTCCATTGGATAAAGTAGTAAAAGGCAGACCATTAGCAGGGACATATTGCCCTAAACATGCGGCTATGTATATGCAATTAGAAATGCTACAACAGCAGATATTAGCAGATAGACATGGGTTAGATTTCAAAGCCTTCAAACCTAGAATACCTAAGATGCTCAAAAGCGGGCCTGTTAGTCATTTATCTAAAGAGGATATTATTTCTCTAACTGCAAGCGGTTATTTAATAAAGCCACCCACATTAGGAGACAATAGGAGTGCTACCAACGAAGCAATTGAGATTGTTGGTGAAATTAATATCTTAACTGATAGACTAAACTTTTTGATGATTAACAAAGGAGCCACTCCTGCAACAAAAATAGAAGAAGTTAAGGAGGAATAATTATGGGTATTTTAGGAACAAGCAACGGTACTGTCTTAGGAGCAGTACAGGCCACCACAGACCAGCAATTTAAATCAATGAATAATTTATTATCATTACAAGATAATCATGTCGAAGAGTTTTTCCAATATCACGGTGAACATTTTTTAACTGCATTAGAGCAATTAATGGAAGATGTTATCGAAAGAGTAATGAGCAAAATGTTAGCCAAATTAAAGTTTAGTACAGTAGGTAGTACGATAGCACTTGAGGCTGATGCTATGAGAGAATATGAAAGAATTACTCAAGAAAATATTGATTTGGATATTCAAAAACTATTACACTCTGCTATTAATACCGAAGTAGTTAATCAAAGAAAGATGGCAAAACAGCAGTATTTAGAATCTCAAGGATTTGGCGGCTCTAATTCAGGTAGTCCATCAGCAGGTATGGCACTTGCCGGAGTAACAGGACAAACTCAACAATACCAGCAAATGCAAGGAGCAGTAGGTAATGGAAGTGGTTATCCTGTTCCTCCAAATGGAACAGACGGATATGGCCGTCCTTATTGGATTGACCAGCAAGGACAGATGAGTTATGAACCTCCAAAAGCAGGTTTAGGTTTAGGCGGAGCAATTCAAAAAGGTGCGGCTTGGGCTAAATGGTTAATGTGAGGGAAATAGCATGGTAGGCTTTCCTTGGGGTGATAACCAAGAGGACACAACTGATGAGTCCTCTAAGAATAATTTAATTTCTGAGTTTAGAAATTATGTTATGACTAAGGATAATAAGTTTTATTCTGATTTTATGAATGCAGTTGATGTATTAGAAGAAAATCCTCAAGAAGAACAGGAGTTTATTGCTTGGTTCAAAAAAGAAATACTAAGTCTTGTATTAGATGAACCTTTAGAAAATTGGCTAAGTAACTCAGCCGGTTGGGGTAAATTTACTCATTACCCTTCATTAAAAACAGGTAAAGTAAAAACACAAAAAGAAAGAAAAACCACAGGCGATAAAAGAAAGTTTACTGATGTTTTTGCGGGTGGAGGAACCACTGAAATGAAAAATCAGGAAAATATTGATTTTATACAAGGTAAAACATTGAAAGATATTCTTAATACTAAAATAGTTAGAAGGCTATCAGGTTTACAACATCTTAGAGAAGCAGAAAATATTGAACAGGATTTAACTGATGAAGAAATAGATATTCTTTTTGATTCTTCAGGTGATAAATACGGGGGTAATAATGACCCTAATATTAAGGCTGAATTAATATTTGAAGAAAGATTAGATAGAGAAGGAGTACCAAATGGTAAATTAGGTTTGAGTCTAAATAGTCTAAAAGATAAAGAACTAAAAAATAAATCACATATCTTATTACAATGGCCTAATTTTTCTGATGAGCCTATGGATAAGGAATTAGATACATTAGGCGACATTAGAGTAAGAGAATTAAGTGACAAATTGGGCCAAAGGCTACAATTAAAACAGAGTATTCATAATGCAGAAATGGATTCATTTGTTATAAAAGATTATGATTTTAGTTTGCCCCAAGAGTTTGTTAATAAACTTACTAATCCGTTATCTAAAAGACAATTAGTTCAAACAAAATGGAATATAGGCGGTAAGAGATTAAGTAATGCTGAATATAAAAAGTTAGTAACTGATAAATTATATCCTAAATACGAAAAACAGTGGAAAAAAAATAAAGAAGGTTTGCCATACCAAGAGACTGTAAACGAAAGAAGAAGAAAATTAACTTTAGATGAATACATGGCAGAAGAAACTATGAATAAATCAAAGGTAACTGCTCCCGTAACTGCTGAAATATTAGAAGTATATTCTATGGCTAAAAAAGGTAAAAGCGCATTAATTCCATTTACTTATAAAAATAATAAATGGGTTAAGACAGAAACTCCTGAAGAGTGGCAATTAACGGGTAGTGCTTCTAATCCTATTAGACTGGAATTAGACGATACTGCTTTTGATACCTTAATTATGGATATTTCTGATGAAGTAAGAGATAAAGCGAAAGATTGGTCAGCATTAAGGCCAGCAGATAGAGTTAGAGGCTGTTATGTTAGAGTTAAAATTGCATTACAGGAAAGTACGACGGAATCTATGGCTTCAGAGTTAGCCGACAATTATACTCGACGACAAGACCCTAAAAAGAAAGACCCTGAAGAAGAATACTCGGTACTAAGATATGTTGCATTATATGAATCAATACCTGAAGGAGCATCAGCACTGGATAAAAAGGGTGATGAATATGAATATCTTATTTCTGATGTTAAAACAATAAAACAGAAATTAAAGCAAGACTGGGAAACTTCTCAAAGGGCTAAAAGAGAAGAAGATAGAAAGAATAAAAAAACTAAGCCTAAGAGTAGTACGGCGACTCCTACTATTAGGGGTACGAAAGAGTCTCCTTTTGGAACTGCTGAAGCAAAAGAACAATTTTCAATTTCCGACGCACTTGAAGAAAAAGGCTACCTGCCTGTATCAATATCTCAATCTGAGTATAATGAATTAAATGAAAAAGATAAAAAGTATTTTACTTCAGAATACCAAGAGTTTGATTATTCCCGTGACCAATTAGAAGTTTATCAGGCTGAACGAGCCGGTAAGTTGTTTATGACTGAGGAAGATAAAAGCGGTATGGCACAACCAAAGACAGGAGAAAAAACATATCGTGTTGGAACAGTTGATGCAGATGACCCTAATGCCTCTTTGAAGGCTGTAAATCTTGTAGTGAATTGTTATTATAGCCAAAAGTTTGAGATTCCTTTTGAGACAAGTAAGCAAAAGAAAGGGAATACTGAGTTAATTGACACTATTGATTCCTATAAAGCAAAAATAAGAGAAATACTAGAAGAAACAGGGCCGGTGCAATAGATGGGTACTACTGGCTCTCCAAGTGATTATACTTCTATTAATCCTAGTTATTCCGATGGAAGAGGATTCTATACTGACGCTACTGAAGTGGCTAATTTACTACAAATACCTGCCTTTCATGCTACTAATACCTACCCTACTTTATCTCAAGTAGGTGCTATAATTAAGAGAGTCGAAGGAATGATAGACGAAAAAGTAAAGCGTTCTTTTAGACCAATCATTACTAAAAATGAGTTTCATGATTTCCAATTCAAAACATTACCTATGCACAGTTACTATGGTGGGTATGTAGGATTCGTTCAGTTAAAACAAATGAAATTGCGTAAAGTAGTTTCTCTTCAAGTATGGCAAGGTAGTCATTATGAAGAGTTGGCTTCTGCTCAAGCAAAGATATTACTACAAGATAACTTTAGAGATTTACATTCCATCATTTTACAACTACCTAATAGCGGAGTTTCATTTGAAATGATTGCTGAGAATGTAGTCGGTAGTTTAGGCAACGATGAGTTTTGCACTACCTTTGGTATTAAAACTGCTAATGATGAAATTGTCTCATTAATTAACGAAAGTTTTCCATCTTCCACTTCGTCCTTCACGGGTGCTACGGCACTAAAGGCATTAACTTCATCAACACTTTCTATTTCTGATTTCTTTTATGCTTCTAAAGATAGAGCAGATGGTAAGCAGATACTCATATCTTCTTTATTATCTGGCGATGATGGAGCAGAATGTATAATAAAAGCAACTATACAACAGACATGTACGACAGTAAATGCTGATGCTACTTTAGAAGTGGGAGAATCCTCTAAATTAGCAGTAGGTATGGTAGTAAGCGGAACAGGTATTCCTACGGGAACAACCATATCTTCTATTACTGATGCCACCCATGTTGAATTAAGCGGTACTGCCACAACAGGGGCAGAAAGTGTTCTGACATTTACCACCACTGATTCGATTCCAACAGTTTGTGATTTAACTAACTTTACTGATAAAGAAGATTTGAAAAGACTAGGTTCTTATTGGACTATAAAAGATGAAGGCAGAATATTCTTTTTGAGAGACTATCCTTATCATACTAAAAACTCTGTTATTGTAACTTACTTAGCCGGTGATGGGAGAGTACCTTCAACTATTCATGAAGCCGCAACAAAGTTAGTAGCGGCAGAAATAATTAGACATGATGACCAAAGCGTACTAATTGCTGATACCGGAGGAAATATTTCTGCTAAAGAAAAGTATGATATTTTACGAGAGGAAGCACTAACTATACTAAAGGGGAAAGGAGATATTGTTTACTTCTTAGATTAATATGGCTATAAAAGTGGATTTTACCTTATTCAAAGAGTTGCTATCAATTCAAAAAGAAAGACAATTAGTATTACAAGAATTATCAGCCGACTTAGGATATGACATATCATTTAGTAATGACGAAGTAATGCAATTTGCACAAGAAGCCTACGCAGAAGCAATAGAAAAACAATTAACAAAGGAGGTCGAAGAATGGATGAAGTCAGCCTTTTTATAGACATGTTATCAAATGGTTGGAGTGCTTCGGCTACTGCATTAGTTAGTGCAGGTACTATTTCTGCTTCTCATGCAGTTACTCCTGAATTTCTCGATGTTAGAAATACTACTAAGAATAAAGGAGTTAGAGTTGATTTGAGCCGTTCACCTGCTACAATTGTTGTATTTGAAGATGGCCAAACAATAGATTATCCTACTGCTATGTACGATATTAGAAACGAAACTTATACTTTTACAACACACATAAGAGTCTTACATGACGAGAGAGGCGGAACAGATGCCGCTTATGGCAAAGATAGGTTAAGGTCTATATACTTGATACTTCGTCGTGTGATTGAGAGTAAGCGTACAGGCTATACTGCAAGTGATAATTCTAAATTTGACCAATTATTTTTAGGTGCAAGAACAGAAAGTAATGATAGAGCAAAGCGTTTATTCGGATATAAAGTAACAACAGAAGCAAAACGATTCGCATTAGCACTCCCTTAGTAAGTTTGTAAAAGGAAAAGGAGAGATTAATATGGTAAACAATAATATATTTTTAGGAAGCGGCGCAAGTACAACATTAATACCAGAACAGGACATCTATTTGCCCTGCACAGGTTCAGGAACAACAGTAACTTTAACTCCCGAAGCCGCATTTACTAACATTTACAAGTTAGTGCCGGATATTTATGTTGGTTGCACAATTGACATTTATAATGATGCAGATGTTTTAATTTCAAGTCACTCTGTTACTGCTAATACTAAAACAACATTTACTTTAGGCTCGATTCCCGCTACTAATGGCACAGTTAAGTACGCTATGCTAAGAGCATATGGTTCACCTGCCCCTCACCCTCTTGTTTCCTCCGATGAATGTTTAGTTGCTGATAATTGGCTAGGAATTATGGAATCCGTAACATTCCCTAATCTAAGTCAAGAAATTAAGCAAATGAATCTTGGTCTTGGTGGTTCAAGAAACTTTACATTCCAATACAAAGGACTTAGAACGGCTGATAACGGTTCACTTGCATTAGTCGCAAATACAGGCTCATGGTTGTATTATGCCCTTGGTTCTGTTTCAGCAATTAATTTTGTTGGTGCTTCTGCCACATCATTATCTATCGGAGGCACAGACCAAGATGTTGATGCCGCAGGTAATAATGATGTTGTTATTAAAGCATCAAACGATACTACCGCAAATGTTTCTTCAACCGGCCCTCTGTTTTACAGAACCGTAAGAGGCGGAACACAGTTAGTCCCTCCATTTGATTTCAAAACTTATGCTGGTACTAGTTTTAGAAAACTACCAATTGCTTCAAATGGTCGCCCAACAAACTTAATCACATATACCCTTGCGGAATTAAATACAGACCAATTGCCTTCATTCAGTTTAGAACAATCATTGGCTAAAGACCCTGCAACATTAACTACTAATGCTACATCAACTCTTGATGAAAGTCAAACTTTTACTCGTATTGCTAGAGGTTGCAGAATTAATTCACTAACACTTGAAGCATCAGAAGGTGAAGAATTAAAAATGAATATGGATATTAATGCTCGACTGGTTGATAGCATTACAGATATTTACCGTGATAGAGGCGAAACGCCTAATTATGTTGCGAGAGCGGGTATAACTGCAAATGAGAATCTATTTAATTGGAATGCGGGAACTGATTTTGCCGCACCTTTCTTCTTCTCTGAAGGAACATTCAAAGCATTTGGTGAAGAATATCTGAAGGTTAATTCAGTTAGTATTGCCATTAATAATAATTTAATGGATAAGAGATACATGGGTGGCCACCGTGATATGAAAGAGGGTATTCCGGCACAAAGAACCTATGAAATCTCTTTTGAAGCAGTAGTTACCGATGACCAAATATTCAAAGACATGCTAAATGAAACAGAAAATGTTAGCACGACTGATGGGCAGATGGTGGAATTTGTTTTCACAAAAGGAGGAACAGGTGAAGAAATTACTTTGAAGTTTAAGAATTATTTCTTAGATACTACTGAAATTACTATTCCTGAAGATAAAGGGCCAATTAGTTTTAGTGCTACTATCAAGCCAAGAGACTTGTCTTCTTGTGTTATTAAGACAGATAACATTCTGATGGGGTGATTAAATGCCAATGAAAGAACAGATGAGAGCAGAATTGGCTGAAGCCCGAAAATTAGAAAGAGAAAAAAAGAAAAAAACTGCTAAAAAAGCAGTTGTCGAAGAGGTCAAAGAAACACAGACCGAATAGACATAATATTCCACCAACACCGTTTGTTCGTATGTTGGTTTTGTAGGTGGATGAATATGGAAAAGAAAATTATAACAGATAAGAGCGTACTATTTACGCTAACAGAGCCTACTTTACATTATGTTAAAGTAGCGGAAAATACAGAAGAATACCTAAAGGTTTGGGTTAAAGAACCAACATGGCTAGAAGTTGATAAAGCCATGAATAGCATGATGAAGTTAGATGTCAAATCACAAAATATGGATATTGACATGAATGCTATGTTTAGGTATATGGTTGAAAACTTTATAGTAAAAACTGAACCATCCTTATCAACAGTTGATATTCTAAGATTAACCCCATATGTGGGTAATCAACTAAAAGATATTTTACCAAATCCTTTTGATTCCTTCGGGGAGGATGAAGCAAAAAACGAGAATTGAGAAGGGCTTTGAAAGGAGGTAAAGCCTCTTATCAAACTGCTTCTCTAATTGTCATTTATACGGTATCGAAGGCATTAGCGATAAGTCCTTTGGAAGTGTATAAAATGCCAGCGAGTTTGGTGATGGACTTATTACAAGTCCATAAATTAATAAAAGAATTGGAATCTGAAGAGATTGATAAAGCCATAAAGAAGGGCAAGGCTAGGTGACGATTATGGCGAATGACTTGCGGGAAGTGGAAAAAAAACTAGGTGCTATTTCCGGTACTTTAATTCAAGTCGAAGACGACATGGGGAAGGTGAGAGATTCTTCACAATCTATGGCGAAAGCCATAGACTACATGATGAGAACATCACTTACCGAATTAACTAAGGAGGTTGGAAAACAAACTCAGATGTTTAATGGCTTAATCCATAATCTTAATAAAATGACACCAGCCGTTCAACAAACTTCTCAAGCACAAACAATTTATAATAAATCTATAACACAGTCCTCTTCATCAATATTATCTTTAACAAAAGCACAAGAAGTATTAGATATACAAGTAAATAAACAAGGTGATGGTTTTGTTCGTAATGGGTTGAAAGTTAATCAGTATGGTGAAGCACTAAATAATGCTGGTGAAAAGGTCAATAATTTCAATAAAAGAACTGCTTTAATGCAAAGTCTTGCTAGAGAAACTAATAAAGCGGGACAGAAGAATATAGGTTTTCTGAAAGGATATTCCAAATATACTGAATTAGGCGGAAACTCTATGGAGTATTTTGCTGAATTTTTAACATCATCAAGAGAAGAATTAACTATTTTTGGAATGGAAGCGGCTAAAGCCCGTAAAGTATTGTATGGTTTCGCACCGCCCGGAACTTTTAGAATCCTAAATAAGTTTTCTTCAGTATTACAATTCGTTGGAGGCACATATAGAAAAATGGGCGACGACGGGAAAAATGCAAGACAAGAAATTAAAAAATTACAAGAGGCTATGCAAGTTGCAGAAACAGCAGGAAGTACAAAAGAAGTTGAAGCATATGCTAAATCAATAAAAGGATTAGAAGATTCCATGAATCCTTCCATACTAAGCACTTTCTTTGGGTCACTTATGAAAATAACACAGATTCCTATGCCTAAAGGTAATCTATTTGATTTTGCTATGGGGAAAGGGCCAGAAGGAAGAATGGATTTCTTTAACCGTGTATCAGGTAAAACAGGAAAAGCAAAGAAATTGCAGGGTGTAAAAGATAGAGGCGAAGCCTTAATGGGTGCAGGTAATTATGCGGCTACTGGCCAAAACCTTATGTTTGGAAAAGGTGCAAAAGAAAGCAAAGAATCCTTTGGCAGATTAAAAACATATAGAGATGCGACAGGCGCATACATAGAAGGTATCATTGAGCAAATGAAACTTGTGGAGGATGGCACACAACAGTTTGGGAAGTTTGATACAGGTAATGTTGATACTTTCGGAAATCCAGTTGTGACACAATTAGATGCAGACCAAATGGAAGAAGAACTAAAGAAACATTTAGATGGGCAAAAAGAAATGGAAGATACTATGTTAGCAAACCATCCGTGGTATCGAAGGTCACAAAAAGTTCAAAAGTTCTTTTTGGGTTTAGGCCCATTACTAAAATCCTTTTTGAGTTTCACAATAAAGATGATATTTGGTTTTATGGTGTTAGCATTAGGATTAATCGCTATTATCAAAGTAATTGGGCCAATGTTCAAAGCCGCTTTTACCGGATTAAGAGCGTTTTTAGAACCAATGCTGAACTTCATGTATGAAGGACTAAATGAAATTTGGGAAGGCGCAAAAGATTTATGGGCAGCAGTATTTGAAGGAGGTTCTTTTGATGATGCGTTTAACTCAGTAATGAGAATAACCGTAGGGTTATTCCAAACAGTAATAGGTTTATTCCCTGTTGTCGTTGTATTAGTCGGAGTGGTGTTAGCAAAGTTAGCGTATGCTATCTATAAGAGAGCCAAAGACTTTTTCTTTAATCCCACAATAAGTTTGGGAAAGAAAGTCTTTATTTTCCTAGCGTTTGCTACTGTTTGGATGCTGCTGTTTTGGGCTAAAATGACACTATTCCCTGCTATACTTGTAGGACTGATGATTTATTCACTTGGTAAACTATTAGGGTTTTATCAAGTCGGTGGAGTGGTAAATAAACCACTACAAGTAGTTGGAGAAAACGGGCCAGAAATAGCAACTTTACCAACAGGAACAAGAGTATATTCTAATTCAGATAGTAAGAACTTAGTTTCCAATGGCGGCGGTACTGTAAATAATTTTAATATCACAGTTAATGCTAAAGATACAAGCGATAAAGAAATGAGAAGAATAGCGTCTCAAATTGGAAAAATGATTAATAGAGAAGTAAATAGAGGTACTTCTGCAAGTTAAGGTGATTAAATGACTTCTCCCGATGGCACACATTATGTATTTCTTCGTCTTGGTTCATCTAAGGCAGGTGATGTTCAAGTAAATACTATTCCGCTTAAAGCAGAATCAGTTTCAGTTAGCACTACGAAAACGATACCTTCTTTTGATGTTCCTTTTTCTGGAATGTTTAGTGGTGAATCCCGAACATTAGCATTTAATATGGGTATGGCCTCTAAAACAGTTAGCATCTCAGGATTCATTACTGATACAACAATTATAAGAAGATTTAACAGTATGACTCCCGCAAATTTTGATTTTTCAGTGGATAATCCTAACGAATCCGACTTTGATGATGATACAACATTAAATCCCCCAATTGTTAGTAAGGAAATGACTATCAATATGACAAAGGAAGAAATTGCTCAATTAATACATTCAAACACAGACGGGACAGCATTACAGGATATGCAGAACATGAATCAACTAATTATATTGATTAACTCAAAAGTAAATAGCCGCTATCAATATCGTAATTCAGACCAAAGTGCAGATTTGATACCATTTACTTTTTCAGCAAGAGGCTTTAGCGATACTTTAGATAATGAAGGGGCTATTTTGGCTTTGACAGATTTTCCAAATAGTGCTACTGATGAAGGTTTAAACGGATTTGTTCAATCATTTAGTTGTGATTTAATGC